GGCCCTTGGCGGCTTCCACAGCGTCCTTGCTGCCAAACGCCACCCGGATGCTCTTTGCCATCTGCCGGGGCAGAGCGGCGGCCTGGGCTTTCAGGGTGTCGGCGTCCACGGCGCAGAGGGCGGCACGGTCGGCCGCTGCCATCCCGTCGGTGATGCCGCAGAAATACCGGCGGTCCAGCTCCTTGGCCTGGGCGTAAGGCTTGCGGGGCGTGTCGAGCTTTGCCACCGTGCCCACGATGAACTCGTTCATGTCCTTTTCGGTGTAGTCCCGTGCGGCCAGGTCTGCCGGGCCCTTGGCAAAGGTGTCATAGCTCTCGGTCAGGTGCGGGTCACGGTAGGTGTAGAGGTACTCCACGCCATCCTGGGTCAGCATCCCGGTGCCGTACGCGCCGCCCACCTCGCGGATCTGGTGCCACAGATACTCGTAGCTCATCACCCGGGCCAGCACCTTGCGGGCAGCGCACCGCTCCATGGGCCAGACCAACAGGTCGTAGTTCACGCCGCCGTCAATGATGAACGCCTCGTTCACCGGGGCCGTCAGCTCCTCGGTGTAGGCACAGGCCGTGCCCCGCTCCGCCTCTGCAAAGGCACTGCCCGGCAGCAGCTTCCGCAGGGTGTCCAGCCCGGCCTCACTGCCATGGAAGCTCACGGTCAGCTGGGCGTGGTGCAGGAGCTTCTCCCGCAGGGCCTCAAATTTGGCCCCCACAGCGGCCCAGTCGGCCTTTTCCAGCAGCTCGCACAGGAAATGATACGCCGTCACGCCGCTCACCCGCTCGGTCAGGGCGTTCTCCACGGTAAAGTGTGCCCCGGCGCGGACGGCCGCATAGCTGTTGCCCTGCTGGATGAACTGCTGTTCCATGTTCAGCTTCTGCTGGCTCAGCACCCGGACATAAGCGGCCTCGGCGCCTGGCCCGGTCAGCCGGGTCTCGTACAGCCACTCGCCGCCCAGCTCCACGGCCTTTTCCAGGCTCCGCTCCAGCAGGCTCATGCTCAGGGTCAGCTTGGTGTGGCAGGGGCTGCCCGCCTGCCGCCCGGTCCAGATGCTCAGGGCCACGCTGCTGTTGCCCAGCCAGGTGCCGCGCAGGGTGTTCAGCTCCCGGGCCGTGTGGCGCGGGGTGTCCAGCTCGTCCAGCACGTCGGTCAGCAGATCGAGATACTGCATTTCTTCCGGTGTCAGGCTGCCCAGGTCGTAGTAGAAATTCAGGTAGGTGCTGCCCGCCGAGGGGTGGTGCAGCAGGGTAGCTCCGGCCAGCTGCTCTTCCCCGCCCGCGGCGCTCTTTTCCCCGCTGCCAAGATCGGCCACGGTCAGCGGGTGCTCCAGCACCAGCTTGCCGTCCACACGGGCAGCCTGTGCCTCTTCCTCTTTCTTGGGCAGGGTCGGCACCTGGGTCACCTGCACCGGCTCTGCCGCAAACAGGTCTTTCAGCAAAGCATCGAACCAGCCCTCGGCCAGCTTCTCCCGCAGGGAGACAAACAGGCTGTTGGTGTGCAGCAGCATGGCCGGGTCGCCGGTGTGCAGCCAGCCCGTGGCCGCGTTGATGGCGTCCAGCACACCGTCCGGGATGCTGCCCGGCCGCTCCAGAGAAGCAAACTCCGCCGCGTTCAGAGAGGCCAGCAGCAGGTCCTCCGGGATGCCCTCAGCCAGGATGTCGTCCACGGCTTTCCGCACGCCCGCGGCAAACCGGGCCGCCGTATCCTCGGTGGCACCGCGCAGCACCAGCTCCAGCGTGGGCTGTAACGTGCTGTCGTCAAACCCGATGTCGATGTCCGCGCCCAGCTTCTCGTTCAGCAGGGCCGCTTTCAGCGGGGCCTGATTGGAGCCCAGCAGCGCGTCCAGCAGGATCTCCACGCCCAGCTGCCGCTCCCGGTCTGCAAAGGCTCCGGTATACCAGGCCAGAGCGCACTGCACCTCGTCGGCCTCCGGTTTCT